TGAGTTCTTCGTTAAGTCCAAGCGTAAATATCGGGAATCTGCTCTTCGTAATGGTAACCGCTGAATCAGCAAATGCCATCGAATAGAGATATTCATTTTCAAAGTCAATCTCCACGCACTGATGAAGCGGAAGCTGCTCCTCCGTGGTGAGGTCACCGACACTTATCTTGCAGACAAGAAGGAAAGGCGTATCGTCCGCAACCGTGCTGCCGTATGCATTGGCACCGCCCTGCGCGGAGGTAAGAGCCGCAGCCGCGATTGTTCCGTTGCCCTGACTCGGAGTAAATTCCCAGACGAAACGATAGCCGTTATCAAGCGTCTTGCTTTCTGTCAAATTAAGGCTTCCCCTGGCCGTGTTTGCCGTGGAGTTTACATCATTGGATGCGTACGCTCCGGGGAGATTATTTGAAAGCGGATAGACATTATCCGCAGACTCCGTAAGCGTTGACGGGAACAGCAGAATCCCTCCGATCATGTTCGGGCATATCGGCAGCAAGTTGTCCTGCCAGATGAAATCCGGATACTTATTGTAGGTGTTATAAAAGATACCCATCGGATTGATACCGAGGATATTATTTGCCGTATCCGTTATCATATTTTCTTCCGTCACGCTCTCGAGCACCTCTTCGGTCGAGGAGTCGATAAGCTCCAGTGTCATCGTTCCTTTTAACTTTTTCTTAGCCATGTTTAATCCTCCTCAATCTTGGAACCCTCGCCATGCAAAATCCGCTTTGCGGATGGCTCGGGCTGGGTCACGCCTGATTGGCGTAACATTAAACAAAGGGACTGCCGAAAGCACCGATGCTCCTGCGTCCCGTGATTACCTGTGATAGTGTTTCCGTATGAAGTTTCTGGTATTCCATAGTAATGGAATCAGAAAGCGTATGCGTCTTCGGACCGTTACCAATCTTCAGCCTCTCGATGGTATCCGCAAGGTTGATGGTTCCGTCCCATGCATCCGCAGCACCCATACCCTGACCACTAATAGATGCGATGCAGTTTCCCGTATCCACCGAAGCCGTGCCATTGCTCATCCTCATGTAGACATTAAAGGTGTTCGTATAGTTCGCGATAATGTTCTCAATCGGATAATAAAGCAGTATGGTGTGTGCTCCGGAATGCCAGGTCTCTATCGGGTGATGAATCTCAACGACCTCGTCATTCAGTTCAAATGTAAAATAAGCTACCGCCTGACCGTCCACCGTCCAGCTTGCAGGAAGTTCCACGGAAAGCACCACATCATCACCGGCTTCCGTTTCAGCCGCTGCAGTTCCCACAGCCGATATGATGTCATCCGCAGAAATGGTAATATCACCCTTTGCTGTAGCCGAGCGTGTCTCCTCATCAGCCGTGACATTTATGATGACCTGACCGAAGAACTGAGCATGGTTTTCTTCACTTGTAGCAAACTGAATGCTAATGATCTGCACATCTGTATTGCTTATGGTAAAAGCCGATGCATTCGTAAATGTATGGATGCCAATCTTTGCCGCCTCCACCTGATTTAAGAGTCCCGAGATGTTCTTATCGTTCTTGGACTTCGCCTGTGAGAGCTTCGGATTCTTGCCAACGCACTTGATGGTCTGCCTGCCGCCAATCTTGATGTTGCTTGCCGTAATGCAGGCATACTTCGTGGAATCCGCCTGACCGCCTGTGAATGAAATGATATCCCCGAGGTCGAGTGCCGGATTGCCGATAGTGTCGGAATCGAAGGGAACATAATTTACCACTGCGATATCGTTCAGGATGTTTGTGATGAGTTCCTTCCTGGTATCGTCCGTACCGAACTGCAGGAGCGGATTCACGCCGAGATTCATGGTGAGTCCGTCATCGGTTTCAAGTGAGTAGTATTCCGCAATCTGAGTTCTGAGATTCGTGGAGCTGACCGCCGTGTATCTTGTAATGAAATCTGAAAAGCTGGAAGAGAAGCGGTGTTTTTGTTCCACGGTGAGAGAGGAGTCGGAACCGTATTTCCTGAGTTCCAGCTTGCCTTCACGGTTGATTACCCAGAAGCCTCCGAGGACTTGCCCTACATAGTACAGAACATCACGATAGGTTTCGATGTCGTTATCTTCATAGATCGACAAGTTCTCCGTTCCGTTCGGAAGTGCCTCAATCTCATCTCTCGTCTGTGCCAGTTCAACCTTGCAGCCGGTGGAGCAGAGGATCATGAAATCATAGGCATTACCGATGGTTGAAAAGCCGTTGAAGTTCTTCTCAAATCGGAGCATGTAATCGTATGCTTTTATCTCCAAAGTCCTTACCTTGCGGTTTGCCTCGCTCACCTCAAAGATTCCCATCGGAACTTCCTCGTAGGTGCCATCCGAAAGCTGCAGATGATACTTCATCTCAATGACCGCATCCTCAAGGGTGTAACGGTCAATCTCTGAAAAGAGCGAGATGCCAAGCTCCGCAGCATACACCGTGCCCAGCTCAATCTCCGTAGATCCGCAGCACTGGGAAGATATATAGCCGCTCCCTTTGACGATATCCTCCTGCGTAATCTCATACACCGTGCCGTCCGTGGTGGTTATCGTTCCCGTCCAGTAGTAGCTTCGGGTGTTCGCTTTGATTGCCTCAAGGAAGGCTTCGCTTACTTCGTACATAATCGCCCTCCTTAAAATTCCTTTAATGTGAAAGATACCTCCCACAGCGAACCGTAGGAGGTATCCGATGCCAGCTTACTTGAAAACCCTGTGATATACATTTCCGTTGATGTCATTTCCATTGTTGCCGTGTTTAGGTACTTCACGGTCATCTTGGAAAGCTTTTTATAGTTCGATAACTTCATCAGCCATGTCTTTGAAACATTGAAGCTGACTTTAATTTCAACCACGCCTTCCCGGACTACATCTCGCTGCGTGGTTCCGGCTTCCGTGGTGCCGCCGCTGTCTGCCTCTACATCTGAGAGTTCGATGGAGTAGGAGACAGGCATGGGGATGTTTTTATCGTTGAAAATAAGATATTGTAAATGTGCCATGTTATCTGCCTCCTGACTTTAGATTTACTCTTTGCTGAGCGGTAACGACCACCTCGTCAATCATCTCCGTGCCAAGGTATACGGGGATGACAATGTCACCGCCGCCGGCATTTCCTGAAAGGGTGGAAGAGAGGGCAGAGGTGATGCTGCTTATCAGGTCGCCTGTGTTCGCGGCAGAAGAGGATGAGTAAGTTCCTCTGGCTGTCAGCACCTGAGGCGACAGAACCATATCTCCCGCAACATCCGTCATTGCCTTATCAATCATGCCGCGGCTCTTCTCGATGCCCTTGGCAAGTCCGCCGATGAAGTCCGGCATCCAGCTCTCGTAATCCGTCAGAGGACCCTCGTCCGGCACGGAGAAGTGAAGGATGGACCTGATCTTCTCAGCGACACTTGAAACCGCCTCACCGACCTTGCCAATCATGGATTTGATACCGTTCACGATACCGCCGATAAAATCAGCACCCCATTTAAATGCCTGAGATGCCAGTCCCTTCACGAAGTTGATGGCCGTGTCGAAACCGCCCTTTACTGCGGAGTATATGTTTCCGCAGATGTTCTTAATGCCTGAGAGCATATTGGTGAAGGCTGTCGTGACCGCTGTCTTGATGCCGTTCGCAACCGTGGTCACCGCTGTCTTGATGGCATTCCAGACCGTTGTAACCGTGGTCTTAATTGCGTTTATAACTGTCGTGATGGTTGTTTTTATCGCATTCCACACGGTCGTGATAACCGTCTGGATTCCCGTCATCACCGTCTGAATCGTGGTCTTGATGGCATTCCATACGGTTGTAACCACGGTCTTGATCGTATTCCAAGCCGTGGTAAGAAAAGTCTGTATTGCCGTAACCACCGTGGTAAAGATGGTCTTGATGCCATTCCACGTGGTTGTGAAGAATGTCGATATTGCCGTCCAGACCGTTGTCACCGCGCTCTTAATCGTGTTCCAGGCTGTGGTAAGGAAAGTCGATATCGCATTGACCACCGTTGTGAATATCGTCTTGATGCCATTCCACAGTGTGCTAAAGAAGGTGGATATTGCTGTCCAGACTGTCTGTACTGTGGTTTTAATCGTATTCCAAGCCGTAGACAGGAAAGTCGAGATAGCCGTAACCACCGTGGTAAACAGCGTTTTGATTCCCGTCCATAGTCCTGAGAAGAATTCGCTTATCGCAGTCCACACAGTAACCGCCGTGGTCTTGATAGCCTCCCATGCCGATGCGAAGAACTCCTTCAGTCCTTCCCAGACAGCTACAGCCACTTCCTTGATGTTGTTCCACAGATCTATCCAGAACTGCCTGAATTCCTCATTCGTGTTCCAAAGATAAATGAAAGCTGCAACCAGTGCCGCTATTGCTGCGATAATCAGAACAATCGGATTTGCAAGCATTGTGGCGTTAAGTGCTGCAAATGCTCCCTTCACCGTATTGATAATGCCTGCAAGCTTCGGAACGACCGTCATGATCGTGCCGACCGTGGATATAAGCTTTCCAACAATAAGCAGCACCGGACCGATAGCCGCAACGATAAGTCCGATGTGAACCACCACAGACCTCTGCGCAGGTGTCAGGCTGTTCAGCCAGTTAACTAGTCCCTGCACAGCATTTACCACTTTCTGAATGGTCGGAGCAAGCGTCTGTCCCAGCGTATAAACAAGAACATCCAGTGAGGACTTCAGCTGCTCGATGGAACCGCCGAAGCCGCTCATCATGGTGTCTGCCATCTCGTCCGTAAGTCCGGAACAGTTATTGATGGAATTGCTCAGGTTATCGACATCGGTCGGAGCAGTATTAATGAGAGCAAGCCACGGAGCCATCTGGTTCTTCCCGAAGATGGCCGATGCCGCAGCGATCTGCTCTGATTCAGAAAGCTGTGCAAAAGCATCATGCAGCTCCTTCTGCACGGTGATGGAATCCTTCATGGACCCGTCAGAGTTCGTGACGGAAATGCCGAGCTGCTCCATCATGTCCGCGCCTTCCTTTGCGGGAGAAACGAGACGCGCGAGTCCTGTTTTCAGGGAGTTTGCAGCCTTGTCGGCATCAATACCGTTATTTGCCATGACGCCCATGTAAAGAGCCGCGTCATTTACCTTATATCCTGCCGCGGAGAAAATAGGAGCCGCCACGGACATCGCACTGGACAGGCTGTTCACATCCAATGCTGAATTGTTACAAGCCGATGCAAATACATCCGCATAATTGCTTGCCTCGGAAAAGGACCCGTGAAAGCCGTTGATGGTTGCAACCAGACCTGCGGAAACCGTATCCAGATCACCGCCTTCACCGGCAGCCAGGTTCATGGCAGGTGCCAGTGCATCGGAGGATTCCTTTGCATCAAGACCAGCACGAGCGAAGTTCAGCATGGCGTTCGCCGCATCGCTTACACCGTAGGTAGAGTTAGCAGCCGCCGTGGTCATTGCCTTATCGACCATTTCAGCTTCAGCCGCTGTGTTTCCCATCGTCTTATTTGCAAGCTGCATGGTCTTGTCGACCTCGGCAAAGGACTTCACGCCTGCCGCGCCTGCAGCCGCAAGAGGAAGTGTCACATGAGTAGTCAGAGACTTGCCGACACCGGAAACGGAGTCACCCACGCTCTTTAATTTGTCACCTGTCGCGGCAATCTTCTGAAGTGCCGTAGCCGACTGATTTGCTGCCGTCTCCAGGTCTTTTAATTTCTGCTCGGTCTCAGCAATTTCCCTTTGAAGTCCGTCATACTGTTCCTGGGAAATGGTACCGTTCTTAAGTGCCTCGTCTGCCTGAGATGCGGCAGTCTTTAATGTCTGCAGCTTATTCTTGGTTTCGTTTATCGCTTCGCCAAGCAATTTATGCTTCTGAGCGAGAAGCTCTGTATTGCCCGGATCCAGTTTCAGGAGCTTATCGACATCCTTAAGCTGTGCCTGGGTATTTCTAATTTCTGAATTGACGCCCTTAAGGGCAGTCTGTAGTTTGGTGGTATCGCCGCCGATTTCAACGGTAATACCGGCAATCCTTGATGCCATGCGATAAGCCTCCTTTCATTAATTTCTGCATGAAAAAAGGAACCCGAAGGTTCCTCGTAAAATCAATATTCAAACTGAGATTTATCGATACAAATTAAGCTGTTGGAGTACTCCCTTATGTAGGAATCCCCAAAGCATTTCAGCAAATTCTTCTTCCGAAAGCCCCTTCGGATCACTCAGCCAGCTATATATAAGTGTAAGGACTGAATTTATGTAACAGTCTAATATATAAGACACCTGAACGGTCTCCTTCTTTAACCCGAACTCCATGCACAGATGCCGGAGCAGCTCTTCCTTGATATCTTCCGGCACCCTTGCATAGAATCCAGGCTTCAGCATGATTCTGAAATATTCTCCCCACTCCTGCTTAAGTGTGGATACTTGTGTGCAAAACTCAGACTGTTCCTCGCTCTTGAAAACACCGTCTAATATCTTCGGCCGTATCCTTTCGTACATCATTCTTACAATGTTGTCATGAAGGTCATAAATGCTGTCGAAATACCGATAGAATGTAATCCTGTTGTATCCCGCAGCATCCGAAATCTCCCGTACGGTGATTCTTTCGATCGGCTTATCTCTGTATAGCGCCAGGAAGGCTTCGATGAAACGCTGTCTTGTGGCCTGTGTGACTTTCGGTTGTTTATTCATTCTCTCTACCTCCATGTTACATTTACGGATCGATTGTAGCTTGATGCGTAATCAAAACCCCAGTATCATTATTATGTAACAAATGTAGCACGATTTCAATTAAAAAAGGATCGAGGTGCCTTATGAAAAGTGAAAACAGATTTTTGGTTTGGTGGTGCGGGAAGCCGTGGCTGATCGCTACGTATATCATCGGGATTATTATCCTGGTTATGACCATCATCTCCTGGGGAGAATGGGACATTCCCAGAAGACTAATTGCCCTTCTCTCCATCACCCTCCCCATTCATGTCTTTGAGGAGAATTCATTTCCCGATGGTTTCCACTTCATGCTTAACACTGTCCAAAAATCAGAACGTCCCAATGCCGGACCTATGAACAGACTTTCTGATATGGTCTCGAACTTCGGAGGCGAGCTTATTTTTGTTCTTATGACATTTCTGGGTGGGAACATCGTGACCTCAGTCTTCGTTGTTATCTTCGGTATCGGAGAATGCATCGTACACACAATCTTCGGATTCGTGCTGAGAAAAAAACTCCGCAACAAAGGGATGAACCACATCTACGGGCCGGGGCTCCTGACGTCATACCTTGTGCTTCTTCCTGTTTCTGTCTATGGAATCATATGGTTGAGTTCGCAAGGTATTGGTTTATCGCACATTCTAGGCGGTATTGTTTTCTCGGCTGCAATAATCATCTGCCTTATCCGCATCCCCATCTCAGTACTCGGGAAATATCAGCCCGAATATGAATTCGAATCAGCCGGATACTTTCAAAAGTACGAAGAGGATTTATAACGCAGAGCCTGTCTGACAAATTCCAATTCATCGATCCATTTGAATGATATGGTCATTATGGCATTCGCATTACGATCAAGATATCAGAACCGGTCGAAGTCCTCCTGCGTTGCCAGCGTGCAGTAATCATCCGAATTCTCATCATTATTGAGTTCGGCATACATATCGTTCACGGTCCCGATTGTCAGCAGATCCAGCTCGGATATATGAATGCCAAGCTGAACGCATCTGAGCAAGAGAAGCGGCGTTGTCATTTCCCGGTCAGTTGGTCGAAGTTTTTTTTAGATTCCACCTGAGTCTGAATATTGAGTCCCCATAATTCGATTATCTGAGGCAAAACCTGATAAATCGAAAATGTGTTGAACTGCTCGAGCCATTCATCGGGCGTGTCCGGAACTCCTGTCGGGTCTGCGTGCTTTGCCATGATGTAGCTGATGTCCTCAAAGAGCTCCAGTGAGAACGAATCAAGAGTTGAAGCCTCCGGGTTCTCATTATCGATGCCCTGCTGAAGGTCTCTCAGGTCTTTATAAATGTCCCTGTGAAATCTGTTTCTGTAAATCCTCGGAATAGCTGCCGATGCTCTGAACACCACATCTTTTCCGTCAATGTTTATGGTTTTGGTAAGTGCCATTGTAAAATCCTCCGTTTCAAAAATATGGCAGGGAAGCTCTTCACTCCCCCGCCGCCGTTCTTACATCTCCTACGATATTACGCATCCGCTGCGGTCTTGCTCGACTTGGTTGTGGATGCCTTGGTACTTGTAGTTGCAGCTGTATTCGAAGAAGTGTCAGCCGTGCTGTCCGTGCTTGTCTTCTCCGTAATGGTCGGCTCATACACCGCTGTGTACCAGTTGTTGTAAGTCTCATCCGCCGTGTTGTTGCCGGTCTTGACCTTCACATAGCCGCTCGGAAGAGGCGATGCCGTGATTTCCAGAGACTCGGTCTTGACCTCTTTGGAATCCTCGATGGTCTGTCCCTCGATGGACGGACGAGCCGCGCTGCAGTAGTACAAGCAGTGACGAATCTTCTTCTGGTCTCCGGTGAACTCGAAAAGCAGAGCGAAATGCTCCGGCTCCACCGTGGAATCCTCCACAAGCACTCCGTTATCATCCTCGGTCTCATGCATGATATCCGTTCTGAAACTGTCCGGAAGGAGTGCAACCTCCAAATCACCGGAGTAGCCGTTATTGGCTGCGGTCATGTAGTAGACCATATCATCCGCATAGAACGGATCGTTGTCTCCCTCAGGATCAAGGGAAAGACTCACCGCGCCGGGAATGGCCACGGGCGTACCAAATGTCACGGTACCCGTATCCACATCCAGCGTGGCAAGCGCGTAATGACAGTTCTTAAGGCCGAACTTAACCTTGTTATTCTTAGACATAATTACCTCGCTTTCCGCTATACCGTCATCTGGTACAGCACTTCATACATTTTTTCTGATTCAATCCATACCTCAGATTTGTTCCAGAAAAGCTCATAATTGTTGAAGATTGTCTCCAACTTGTCCTCAAGCTCCGGATTCTTCTCATCGGTATAAAGCTCCACGTCCAGAACCTGAAACTCCGCATAGACTGCATTGTCTGCTGAGAAGTTGTCAGATTCCGGGAACAGGAAGCATATAAACGGAGGATCGGGAGACTCGCCTTCTGCAAAGTGGTCATAAGCCACGGCAAGTCCCGTCTCCTCCAACATTTCAAATATCTCGTTGTGTGTCATACTAACCGCCTTTCCGAAGGTCTCTCTCGATATCTCTTATCAGCTGCTCCTCGCCGGTCTTCTCAGCCGGTGCAATGTGAGGAATGGCCGCCACTCTCCCTCCGCCTCTTTTCGCATGTCCGTTTTCCAGAAGATGTGCTATCTGGTAGCGGTTCCTTGAGTGCACCGTGTACTCAATCGAGTCCGATGTTTCCTTCGTCTTTTTTGCCGCCCAGCTCTTTGCATATTTGCCGGTCTTTCTCGGAGCAGTATTTTTAATCTGC